CCCCGAAAACTCAATCCCGCATCGCTCACAGGTATAAATCAGTATTTTTCTCATATTTCCGTACCTCAACCAGGATAGCGCCTCCGTCCCAAAACTCGTGGGATACTTTACGCACCCACTTTCGGTTATCATCCGGGAGCAAATAGCCCTTCATGGCGTCTACCACGGCTTTCCCAATGACGGCGTGGTTATCAATGTCCAGGTTATCGTCCCAGCAAAATCTGACTTCCACCGGTCCCGTCACCATTTTCTTTCTGACCTTCGCCTGTTTCATTGCCGCCCAGGCGATGGTGTGCAGCTCCTGCGCGTCTTTTTTTCTCACCTGATGGTGTTTCCCGGCGTAGTAGGCATTCAGCCCGTACCGCTTGTTCCACGCTGTCTTACCCGCTTTGGTGGGCGGATATGGGATCATAAATTTAATCATGGTCCAGAGCCCTTCCCGCCATTTCCAGCGCCTCCACAAACTGCGCATATATCTCGTCAAAATCAGACCCAATGCCGATCATGGCCCGATATTTCATCTCCATCCCTTTCAGGATCGCCCTTGCCCTTCTCCTATCCACGGTGGCGCACCTCCAGTATTCGTCCGCTCCTCATGTACCAGTTGAGCTCAATTTTCCCCGTCCTACCGTGGCGGTTCTTTGCCACTGTGACCTCCATGGGTGTGGGACCATATTCGTCCGCATCCTCTATCGCCGGCCTGTGTATGAGCAGTACACCGTCCGCATCCTGCTCTATGGCTCCGCTGTCCCGCAAATCGGAAAGTCGCGGCTCCTGGTTTTGCCGCCCCTCTACTCCCCGATTGAGCTGTGCCAGACATAGAACTGGCGTCTCCAGGCCCCGCGCCATCCGCTTGAGCTGATTACTTGTGCCAGTGACTCGCTCATAAAGACTCTTACCTGCGTCGTGCTTCATCAGTCCCAGGTAGTCGATGATCACCACATCCGCCCGGTTCTGTTTGGCGAGGAACTGAATTTCAGAGGTGTTCAGGGAGGCCCTTCTGTTAAAAAACAATGGCCGTTTGGCGAGCTTCACGAGGCTTTCCCCCACGGCTTTCCGCTCCTCCTCCGACAGTTCTCCCCGCAGGATCTGGGCCGCCGTGGCACGCCCCACATCCGCCGCCACCCTGCGGGCCATGAGCTGCTTTCTTGACATCTCCAGGCTGATAAAAAGGATTCGCCTCCCCCTTTCCAGCATCCGTTCCGCCAGCGCTGCGGCCAGCGTGGTTTTTCCGCAGCCAGGCCGGGCGGCCAGGATATACAGTCCCTCCCGGATCAGACCGCCCCCCAGGATGCGGTCAAGATCCGAAATTCCGGTCTCCACGAAGGCCCGATACCCCTCATCTACACGGTCCAGGTCCTCCAGAAGTTCCGCAGCCGCCTCCCGCGCCGATACCACTCCGGCGTCGTAGCTGCCCTCTGCGATGCGCTCCGTCAGCGTCAGCAGCTCCGTCGCCTCTCCCAGCGGGTCATGGCCCGCCAGCAGGGCGTCCGCCCGCTCCTGTATGCCCGCCAGCAGCTCCCGGCGCAGAAACTCCGTATGCAGCGCCTCACAGTATGCCCCCACATTGGCCGCCGTCAACGTGATCTCCATGGCCTGCTGCGAGAAGGCGTCGTCCCACTCCGCCGCCCGGCTCCGGATCGTCACGGGGTCTACCGTCGCTCCCTCGTCGGAAAGCTCGCAGGCGGCCTCGTAGATGGCCCGGCACCGCCGGTCCCCGAACATCTCCGGCGTAATCGTCCGCCGCACCTCATCCAGACACCTGGGGTCGATCAGGATGGACCCGGCAAGCGATACGTCGGGCGATATGCCCTGTTTCATGCTTTCACCTCTACATCTACCAGCTTCCCATCGATCTCCACCGTCTGATATCTCTTTGCAGGGCGCGGCGGAGCTGTGGGCGGTTCTGTCTGATTTCTCCGCTTCTCCAGCTCGTCCCAGTCCTCCATGCTCTTCACACCCTGCTTCCGCTTGGCGTCCAGTACGCCTTTTACATATTTCCAAGTCAATACACCGCCCTCGATGGCCTCGTCCATCCCGCGAATGCAGCATTCAGGCCCCATAGCGCTGATATATGCCTTCAACTCATCCGCTGCCCTTTGGGTCATCTGGGGGCAGATGTGGTCAAAATAGTAACCAAACACATGAGCGATATCAGGGTCCTTACGCGCGCACGCGCGTACCTCCTCTCCTTTACTTTCCTTTACTTTACTTTTATAGGCATTTGCCTGGGGCAAATGACCATCTGCCGGTGGCAAATGCTCATTTGCAGGTGGAGCATTCTCATATGAGGCGCACTTTTCCAGACCCCTCGATTCTTCATCGTTCAGGAGCCAGTAATCTGATATGACGGCTTTTCTGCGCCGCTCCTGGATCGCGGCGTAGAATCGCCTCTGTATACCTCTACTCGTTAAGATGCCCCACCCGTCAAACAGCCCCTGATCAAAGAGACCAATTTGCAAGCAGTATCTCACCGTCTCCTCAACGGTCCCGGACCCAATGCCGCCCCCCATCCGCCTTGCGGTGGATGCAGAATCGTCATAAGCCCAACGGTAGAAGTATCCGTCAAATTTGTAAGCCATCTGGCACAGGTAAAAATAAATGCCGAACCCGGTCCAGCCCTGTGCGTCCAGGAGCTTGTCGATCTTTGTGTCGCCGTCAAAGAGATTCACCGACCACCCGGCATAGTCAAGCCCGGTCTTCGGTTTTCCCGCCATGATCTCGGTACCCCCTTAAAAGGGGAGATCGCCGTCATCGTCCTCAAGCTCAGCGAATCCGTCTCCAGGCTGTTGAGGCGCGGCATAGCCGCCGCCATCGGCGTCCCGCTTGGAGTCACCAAAATAGACGTTGTCGGCCACTACCTCTGCGGCGGTGCGCTTATTGCCGTTCCGGTCCGTGTAATCCCGGATCTGGAGACGGCCTTCCACGACGGCCATACGGCCCTTGGTGAAATACCGGGAGACAAACTCGGCGGTGGAGCGCCAGGCAACCACATTGATGAAGTCCGCCTTCTTCTCCCCGGTCTCCTTGTCCTTGAAGTCCCGGTCCACGGCCAGGGAGAAGGACGCCACGGCGGTGCCGTTCTGGGTGTTCCGGAGCTCGGGGTTTTTGCAAAGCCGTCCCTGCAAAAATATTTTGTTCAGCATACCTTTGCCCTCTGTTCTCTTATTTTTTGCTTTGTTTCTTCTGAGTGACGCTTCCCTAAATGGTGAAAAGTGGTGTGCGATCCAAAAGACATAAGGGCGAGTGTTTCATTCGAAACAACATTATAATTTTGAATCAAAACATCTATTTCTTCCGTTGTCCATGTTTTCATTGGGTCCCCGCCTCTCTATAAGCCAGCCTATCACGGGTTAAGCGCCCCATGATAAAAATTTTGTTGAGCATGCTTCGTCTTCCTACAAGTAACTTTTCCCGATCAGCTTCCGGAACTCCTCCCGGCTGTGGGTCTCCTCGTATTTCTCTTGGCACTCCCGTTTAAGCTTTAAGTCCAGGTCTCTGTTAAAATGCACTCCATACTCGGCACCATTGTGCCAGTCCCAGCGGAGCCATACCCAGAACCCGTTTGCCTCGCTGATTTTGCGGTTAGGAGTGCCGAAATAAATATGATGTCTATGGAGCCCATCTGTTGCCCCTGTGAGGTAGCACTCTCGCGTATCGCCCTGTAAAATGCTATCCATCAAACAGCCTGCCAGCGGTCCATCAGACCGGCCAGCTCCTCCGGTGTCATAGTCTCTATCCCTTGTGCTTTGCACTCCTCTACCACGCTGCGGATAAGGCGGGTCATCTGCTTGGTGTTGTATTGACTGCTGCCGTAATAGGCCCGGATCACCACCTGCTCCCCATCGCGGGTGTAGTCCACATGCTCCGTGACCCACCCGGTTCCCAGCCGGGACCATGCCACCTCAAAGGTTGCCGCCTCTTCCGGCGCAAGGTGGAAATCCCGGAAGACACCAATCTCCCGGATAAAGCCCCGGTACATCTCCTCCTTGGTCTGTCCCAGTGCCGCCGCAAGTTTGTCCAGCAGGACCCACAGGTAGGCGTTAGCGTCCAGGCTTCGCCTACGGGGCTGTTTCCTGGCCTCCACCACCCAAGCGCCGTCCATCTGCTCAGCAATCTTGGCGGCTGATGCCCGGTCCCGTGTGCGGAACGCCGCCCAAAACCCCTCACTGTCCTCATACCAACGGGCCTTGTCACAGGTCAGTATCATGCGCCAGCATCCGCCCTTCTTCGGCCCTCCGCCTTGGAGCACTTAGCACATAGCGCTCGCCCAAACATCTCCGTGGATCGAGCTGCCATTTCTGCGGCGGTGATGGCTCTCTTACCATCGTTGTATGGCATAATCTCTTTCCCACAGTCCGCGCAAGGAGGCCCTGGAGGCTGTATATTTGCCTGTTTCGCATCTAATTCCGCGCTGGAAATCTTGTCAGGGTCCTCTCCGGTCGGCAAAGCAAATGTCCTGAGCCACATGTACTTAAATGCATACGTCATCGCCTTGCCGCTCCCCTTATCCTGCGTGTCCGCGCCGTCTCCGCAAGATGCGATCTCTATGTATTCCTTGGGGTCTTCCACATTGACCATCCGATATGTCACATCCACGTGGGTAATCGTGCCTGCACGATTCGTGGCCTGGGCCACTGGGTACACAATCAATTTGTGCTTTAACAGCTCCGCCCGCATGATAGAGGTGACTTTTTCTTCTGACAGGGCACGATAACTGGTTTTGTTAAACTCTACCCTATCGTCCTTTGCAAGGTACTGGATATCCCCCATAATGGAGGCAATTTTTTCGTAAATATTCAATTTGGCCTCCTATATTCCAAATTTAGAAACCAGCCTGTTCCAGATGATGTTGCACACATCATCAGACAAATACTTTTTGTTTTCTTGGTCTGCTGCCTCCAAAACTGCTGTGATCATCTCTTTCCGGTGCTCCGTTTCGGCTAAATCTTCCCGACATTGCGGGCATAAGGTTTTACCTCCGCAATCTGGCTCCGCGTCGCTGCCCCAAAGCTCTGCTCCACAATGTTGGCAATAAGCCTCTGCGCTGCGGTCTTGCGGATCGTCCATTATTGGATGCAGCATTCTTCGGCCTCCCTTTTAAGCTCATACACCGCATTGTTTATGCCGCTGTGCGGGTTGATCCGCTTATCTATTACACGTACAATGTCCATCTTTTCCAACTCATTGAGTCGTGGCCTAACCGCATTGAGGTCTCCAAACCCTAGCTTGTCCGCCACCTCAGCCGCAGTCATCGGTCCCGTCCTGAGTGCCGATATAATTAGAGCTTGGCGCGGCGTGATCGTGGACAGCGCTCGATTATACCCTTCTTTTCGGGTTTGTTGTGTAATTCGTTTCGACATATGATCCCCCATTTTTCTGGGCATTTGGTTCCACCCAATGCCCAGAAATAAGATTTGTTGGCTTAGTGTTTGCCTCAACAATCGCAAGGCTAGACCATAGCTCGATTTTGACGCGAATCCCGGCGAAAATCCCGTATCCCCAGCCAGCCTCGATGTCATAGCCAGCCTCGATGCCCCAGCCAGCCTCGATGCCCCAGCCAGCCTC